CCCCTTGACCGCTGATGGAGCCAGTTCCGTCGGCAGTCCAAGGCTTGCCTTCCTCTTCGGAGAAAGGTAAGGGAGCTAAGGCGAAGAAGAGGACCCAGGGTTCCTCCGTTCAACCCAAAGCTTCACCAGATCTCAGCGGGTCCGCCCCCGCTGATCAATCCAAAAAGGCAGACCGCAACGGTCAACAGGAAACTGGGAAGAAACGACAACCGACACACCTTCAGAAGGTGGGTTGGTATTCGCATCCTTCTCCTGCAATGAAGGTCAGCTCTGCTGATCATCGTGCCGTTGTTATCGCCGCGCACAACGCCATACCGGTTGAGGTGTGGCCGGTTGTTCCCAATAACCACGTTGTCGCGGCGATGTTTCGACAGAGAGGTAGGGCCGTCGAGGCCGACCTCCTGATCAAAGAGTTGAATGAGCAAAGTGAGGATTTGATGGCTGATGTCACAATCCTTTTCCCTTCCGAGCCCGAGTACAAGTTTTTCCAGAGTGCGCTTTACAAGCGCACAGGAGTGAAGAACGGGGAGACTCGCAAGGTCGTTATCGAACGATATAGGGAGAAACTTAGCTCGAACGACTCTGCTCGCGCGCGTACTTATGTCGGTGGCGTTCTGACTTCTTCGCGACTCTTCTTGGCCAACGATTGCCTTTACCATTTCTCCCCAGCGGAATTGGTGGCGATGTTTGCTGAGTCTCCGTTTGTTCGGCAAGGTGGTGTGGTTATCTTTGGGATGCTGCGCCATTTGCCATCAGAGGAAGGGTCCTTGGTCTTGGAGCGCTACCGGTATGCCGCGTGCGAGCGCACAGAACTCCCCCCTTTGGTTGGTCGCGCCAAAGGGAATGGGTCTGTGCCGGCGGGAGAAGAGCCTCTCAAGCCGGAAGGTCTCGAGCGTTTGCCTGAGGTGGACATTGTTGAAGGTGTCGGTTGGTTCCATGACGGTTCCGCCGAGTTTCACTCCAGTGTTCATCGGGCCGATGCTGTGTATAGTCACGTTGTCAAATGCAACGACTTGTTCAGCATCACGCGAGAAATCTTCTGGTTTGAGGGTTCTTCTTACGCACTCAGTGTGCATGTCGAGCGAAAGCTTGGTCCTTATGTGATTCTGCGGATCCATGTAGAGGCTGTCTCAGATGGGCGCCTCTTTTCGGAACCCCGTCATCGTTGCATTAGGGACTGGCTTGTCCTTGACGGAATCATTCCTGGGGTGGTGGACGAGATGATCCCTAACTCCGCTCAGTACGACGTTGAATCTCCGGCTTCATTGGCCGGTGCCTACACACGTGCCTGGGCGGTGCTTATGCGATTGGTCGGTGCCCATCATTACGCGAGTCTGGCGCGTTTCATGCGTGGACTGCGAGATCCTTATTTGGGTCAGCTCCTGGTTTGGGCATTGAACAATTCCGTTCATAAGTCGATTTCGGTCGCACGGTCTATTGTTTATTTGCCTTTGCCGGGGGTTGGCCTTCAGGAGCTTGCTCTCCAGCATGCGGCGGACCGCCTTGCGAGGCAGACCACTCTGCCCCGCGAAGCGGCGGTGTCATTGGCTCGCGTCACCCAGAAGAGCACGTATGGCGACTTGGTTGCTAACGTCTTCGGCGAGATGTCGCGTTTGGTCCGTTCTTTGTGGGCATCTGTCGGTCAGGGTTGGGACTGGTTCCTTGGCTTCTTCTTTGTTGAGGAGGCTAGTGAGCTTAGTTTCTTTTCTTCGGCCGGCAAAGCTCTCGCTTCGACCATGCGGCATTTCCCGGCAGCGAAGAGGGTTTTGAGACGATTCCGGCGCTGGATGCACGCCCCTGAAGGGTTGCGCGTGGTTCAACGCTGGGTCCAGTCCAAACCGGTCGCTGCCTGGTGGCTCGACAAGATCGTCGTTTTCTCCGTTTGTCTCTTTGAGGCTTATTGGGAAGAATTGATCAAGCGTTATGGTCCATCTGGTTGGTCTGCTTTGTTTGGTTTGCTTGAGGTCTATCTCGACTGGGTCTGTGGGAAGGGAGTTTCCATTGATCTGATTGGGTTGATCCGAGCTCTTACCATTCAAGCGATCACTCAGTGGATTCTGCGCTTGCTTCCGATCTTGCCCGCGGTTTTGATTCACGCCCTCATCAATTTCATTCGTCGTCGCAAGACGTGGGTGAATTTGTTGGGCGTTGTGGCCGACGTTGCCGAGATGCAGATTGATCTCTCCGACCTGGAAGAACTCAGGACTTTGTCCCAGGTGGAGACGATCAGCATTTCGCGAGTTGACCCGGAAATCATAGCCGCAGGCCTGGCTTCCATGCCGTTGAAGATTGCACACCGAGGTGCTGACCTGCAAGTGGTGAACTTGGGACCTGAGTTTGCTCTGGATGAGGTGTTGCCTCAGTCACGACGAATCAAGTTGGTGACTGGGGACAACACTTTGTCTCTCATGGTCCGTCCGACCAACACCCATCAGCAGATGCTGCTCATGCTTCAGAAGAGGTTCTTGATTGAGCCCAAGTATGAGCCCAACGGTTCTTTTATGGATCGTTGTGTGAAGCTGCTGATGAGGGTGATCATTCGACCCCTCACGCGCAACGGCTTGACTCGAGTTCCTCTGTGGACTTGGGGAGAAGTCCGGCGTTATGTTGAGGAACGTGATTGGCCGACGGCTAAACGAGACACTTATCTGGAGGAGATTGGGAGACACGAGAGAGGGGAGTACATTAAGGCGTCGAACGCCATGATGAACAAGCAGGATGAGATTTTGCCGTGCAAGCTGGAGTACAGCTTGTCGTACCCAACGGCGAAAACTCGTCCTGTCATTCCCAAGAATGTGGCTTCCATCCCGGCGATGAGGTACGTGCACCCGGTGCGCGAATTTTTGTCTGCTGAGACTCTGTTCCTGGTGCCTGGAGGGGCTCGCGGCGTTGAGTTGCTGGAAGGTTTGCCTTCCTCCACTGACGTCACGATGAGCTTCACTTATGTCGCAAGACCGAATGCGGAGGTGTTGTCGAACATGTTTTCGCGCCTCAGTGTTTATGTTGGCATGCATTTCCTCCTTCATGGGGATGATTGCATAGTCCTTCGCACTGATGGAGTTGACGTGTTCGCGGCAGCCTTCGATTTGGTGACTTGCGATTTGAGTGCGAGAGAAGCCTTCCAGGATGGTTACATTGAGCTCATGAGCGGCCTCGTTTCTGATGGGGTTCGCGATATTCTTCTGACCTTGAAGAAGCAGCTCAGTGGTTCCTATCATTTTACCACTTGCGGGGTCCCGTTTGTGTTCACGAAGAAGGAGGTGTCCACCAACACGGGTGAGATGGCAACGGCCTTGAAGGCTTTTGTGATGCAGTTGCTGGCTGGTGTCGCTACTGCCTCTGCCGTCTCCCGACATGGCAGGTTTCAATTCGATTTGTTCTTTTCAGAATTTATGCGGGTGAACCATGAGCTCGGCTTCGATCCGGAGCCAGAGCTCGGCCACGGCTGTGTTGACGGGTGCTTCTTCCCCGTGAGCGCCGTCTCTTTCTTGGGAGGCCGTTTCTACCAGTCATCTGGAGGTCACAATCGGTACATTTGGAATTCGGACAAAGCTTTGAAGCTTTTGGCTTTCCCTGATGTGCAGTCCATTTACAATGTCGACGTTGGAGTTGGCATTCGTATGCACATGGCTGCCATTGTGGAGGACCCAGACTTCGAGAGCAATCCGATGTTGCGCCCGATTGCGTCGTGGTTCCGCCGCGTGCTTGAGCAGTCCCCAGTGGATGCTCAGCTCGCGATGGGAGCCTGGCGCGCTTATCGCGTTCGCAAAGAATCGTATCGATTGGACCTCGAGTCTCATTATTGTCCGCCGTTTTTGTCGGATGTGGATTTCCTTGATGGTGTCCAGCAGCTTCTGAGTAGGTTGCATGACCCCATTGATGGATTTATCCCATCAGCCGTTGGACTTTTTGAAGACCACTGTCTCACGTTTTCGGACGAAGACGGTCCCCTGATTGTTGGCAAAGGCAAGCTCCTCCTGGCTTACGTTATGCGTTTTCAGAAGATTCCTGCTTGGGTTTTTGGCCCATCGTTTGATCACATTGAGTTGTCACTGACGTTCAGAGTCTGCCAGCTGGGCTTGAAAATTGTTCCTTTTTTGGAACGTATGATCAAGTCCAAGAAAGAGACCAAGAAGAAGGTCGCCAAGGAAGTTGAGAAGGATCTCAAAAAGTTGGAGAAACATGAAGCTTGTGCTCCAGCTCGAACGGCCCCCAAAGGGCAAAGGCGAGCTGGCCCTTCCGCCGCTCCCACCGTCCAACTCAACCACAAAGCGACCGTCACCCCATCGGATGCAGGTGTTCTCGCGTACGTTCACAGCGTGTGCGAGGCATCAGCGGCACCGCAAGCGCCTCCTCCGCTTATTGGCGTGGGTCAACAGGGCGCACCACCGAGGATGCTCGTCAACGATGCGACCATCCATCTCGTCGCCAACAACGACGGGTTCTGCTGTTGTTTGCTCATGCCGTGTGGCTGGGTACCCGACCAAGAAGTAGAACAGTCTGTTCCGGCGAACGCGACCATCGGTGGCACGAATGCGGTGACGGCTGGCGTCATCAACCGTGGCGCCTTTGCTGTGTACACGGATGCCGGTTGGCAACCAGGAGGAATTGACAATTTCCGTGTCCCTGTTGAGGGGACGGCGCTCTATGTCAACCCCCCGTCGGGAGTTCACCCTGTGAGCTTTCCACCGACGTTTGTTGCCAATCAGGATCCTGTGGACACATCAGGGGCAGCCAGTGTTGACAGTCGCCAGACCTTTCAGCTCACTCATCTGAGCGCCTCCATTGTCCCGGACGGCTACCAGACTAGCGCGCAGGTCAGCGCAGTCAATGTGGTATCCGGTGACATTATGGCGTTCACGATGACCTCCGGCGACGACAATTCGTACAATCCCTCCAGCGAAGCTTCCCAGGGGGTGGATTCGTACACTTGGTTGTCGCAGATTCCCAAAGCCAACAACATCGTTCAGACGATGCAAGCTTCAGTTGCGGAATGGAAGAGGGGTGATGAGCTGACCACTTTTTGCGTCCCAGATACCTCCACGGCTTTGGGAGCCTGGCCGCCTATGATTCTCACCACGGACAATACCGGTGCCCCCTCGGCAGTGCTTACGAGGGTTATCTCCGGTGTCCGAGCTGGGTTCATTGTGGCTGGTGCCCAAGCCGGTCAGAAGTTCAAGGTCCAGATCCATGTGGCCGTTGCTGCCTTTGGAACTGAGACCTTTGAGCCTTCTCGTGCTGCAGTCCATCGCAAGCCCGTTGATTCGAGTCATCTTGACGACGTCCTCTCTCGTACGTTGTCGATGCACGCCAAGCCGGTGGTCAAGCCGGAAGGCTCCGCGATCAACAATGGGGCTCGCGCTTTTGCACAGCACAAGTCTGACACAGGAACTCCGAAGTCACAGATCGCATCGGTCGTCAAAGCCACCGCTCAGGTTGCTGAGGCGGCTACCGGTGTTGACTCTGTGGCAGACATCCTGGGTGAGATCGGCGGTATCGTGGGTGCCCTTTTCCTGTGAGGGTTTTCACAGGTTTTTTGAGCAACAGGTCGGAGTTTCCGGCCGGGGACGTGACGATCCTCCTCATGTGAGTTGGCTGTGTGTGATCGGTTGATGATGTGGTGATCCCACATTGTCGCCGGGGCCCGTATGGGCCCTCCGCACAGTCTGTCGCCGTTTTGGCGCAAAAAGCGGGCAGACGCTTTTCCTTTTTTCAAAGGC